TATTAATTGAAATATATACCAAAACATCAAGTGCGGGAAATAGCGGTAGCAGGGTATTATTAAACGATATTGAGCAAGCTATTTACACATTATTAAGTCCTAAGTTAACAATATCAGGATTTACAAATTTGACTCAAAACATAACATTTGAGCAACAATTAGAGACAGTAACAGATACGGAAAATATATTCCGTTCATTTTTGAGATTAAATTTAACATTAATATAAAATACTATGGCATTACCAATTAAAGGAGAATTAGGAATTCTTTATGTACATGACGGCACTATTTACAGACCAGTAGCTTGTTTGACTTCAAACAGTTTGAGTTCTGCGGTTTCAATTATTGAATCACAAACAAAATGTTTTCCGGGAGTTGTAAAAAAACAAGCTGGCGTATTTAGTTATACTATTGATGCTGAAGGCGAGTATATCGATACTACTTCGGTAGGTGGTGAAACTACAAAAGCATCACATGATTACTTATTGACTAAGCAAATTGCAAAAACTGCTATTACTTGGAAATTAGATACGGGAGTTACAGGTGCTGTTTATTATGGTTCTGCAATTCTTTCCGACCTATCATTAGACCAAGGGGCTGGTGACGAAATAAGTACTTTTTCAGTTACTTTAGAAGGCGATGGAGCAATTGCAGCAGTTGACCCTGAAGCGTGAAGTTCAGTTTTTTCAGAACAATTTACTAATCAATTTGGACTTTAATAATAAATAAAGATGACTAATACAGCATTAAAGGCTCAAATAGATAGCCAAGTCACAAACGAAACTTTACCTAATAGTATTTCGCCTGCAGACGTGGGGGGTAATTTAAAAGCGGTTGTTGATTATATAGACCAACAAGCACCTATTAAAACAGCTGGTAGTATTGATTTAAGTCTAACGCCACAAGTATTGCCATACGACATGAACTCGTGTAGTTTTGCTGGTGGTATTGCTTATTTGCCTGCTACTGATGTAATAGGTCGTGAAATATACGCTATTGCAGTTGCTAATAATATAGTAATTAGAGCAAATGTAGCTAATACAAATAAAATGTTTACAACCTTTGGAACGTTCACGCAAAACGTAGTTTTAACCACAAATCAAATGTATAGATTTATTTACGTAGGGTTTGAAACAGAGGGGTATTGGAAAGCAGAATTAATCTAAAAAATAATTATGAATAAAAGGAATTTACTTGGAATTGACTTCCATTTTGGTATAGGTTTTTTGAACGAGTTACTAAACGGAACAGGTTTAAAACTTGAAGAATTAGGAGCGCAAACAGATGAGGTGTTAATGCCTAAAATCATGTATTATTCTCGTTTATACGCTTACAAAAGAGAAGATAAAGAGATTGACTTTACAATGTATGATATTAACGATTTAATCGATGATAACGGAGGTATTGGGGGTAAATTTTGGTTTGATTTTAAAATAGCATTTAATGAATCTATGTTTAAAGACGTGCCGGTTGAAGATAAAAAAAAAGTGAAAGCAGTGTCGAAATAGACTTTAAAAAAGATGTCATTTCCTTTGCTTGTGGCGAACTTGGAATTATGCGATTGAGTGATGTTTACGACATGACTTTTGCAGAGTTTCAAATTCGCCTTTTTGCTTATAAACGTATGCAGTTAGAGGACTGGAAAAAATACAGGTTGGTTGCTTATAACGCATTAATTGCACCTTATCAGGATTATAAGAAGTTGCCTAAAACAATGGATAAATTTATGGATTTATCAGGTGGTAAAATTGCTAACAAAGGGGTTAGTGACGAACAAAAACAAAGATTTATAGAGGAGTATCAAAAATACCTAAATCAAACAAAATGGCATTAGAAGTACAAATTGGAGCAGATAGTTCGGAATTAAATTCAGAATTAGCAGCAGCCGAAGCAAAATTAAAAAGGTTAGGGGATTTAAAAGTAAAAAAGACTAAATTAGGGTTAGATACTTCGGATTTAGATAAACAAATTACTTCAACTAAGAATAAGTTAACCGATTTAAAAGAGTCGGTTAAAACTACTGGTAGTTCGTTTTCCGCTATGACTCCAAAAGTAGCAAATGGTGGAAATGCTTTAATGCAATTTTCACGTATTGCTCAGGATGCCCCTTATGGTATTATAGGGATAGGAAACAACTTAACTGCTACTGCCGAAGCATTTTCTTATCTTAAAAACCAAACAGGGTCAACAGGCGGTGCATTAAAAGCGTTAGCAAGCTCTTTAATGGGTTCGGGCGGTATTTTATTAGGTATTTCATTAGTAACCACCGCATTTACTTTGTTTGCTCAAAGTGGCTTATCAATTAGCGATGTTGTAGGTAAAATAACAGGTGATTTTGATGCATTAGGCAATTCGTTTAAAACGGTAACCGAGGAAGCTAAAAAATCCGCTGCTGAACAAATATCGTCTTTAAAAGGATTGATTGCTATTGCGCAAGACGAAAATCAATCTAAAACAAGAAGGTTAGAAATAATCGACCAAATACAAAAACAATACCCTAATTATTTTGGCAATTTAAGTACCGAAAAAATAATGTATGGTAATTTAACAGGAGTTGTTAATGAGCTCACACAAGCATTAGTTAATAAAGCTATAGCTGAAAAGTTTGCTGGCACTACTGCTGAATCGACTGTAAAGTTATGGCAAGCCAACGCTAAATTAGTAAAAGGAAAAGAAGAACTTGCAAAAGCCGAAGCTGATTTTAATTTAGTAGCAAAAGACCCGAGTAAATCGCAATCAGTGCAATTTTATGCAAGTGCAGTTGATAGAGCAAGCGAAAGAGTTAAGAATGCAAGGGAAGAGGTTTTAAAGTTTAATAAAGAAGTTGAAAGAGGACAGAATATAATTAACATGGCTTCAAAAAAAGCCAGCGGAGTAATAGCCGAACCGTTAACATCACCAAAAACACCAAAAGCAAAAGCAATAGGTTCGACTCCACAGGTTAGCGGTTTAACTTCGAGTATTGAGCCATCAGGGTTAGTAGAGACAAGCGGTAAAGTTTTAGAAATAGCTAAAAACGTTCAAGGTGCTGAAGGCGTTATTGCTACTTCTATGGGTAATATACGAACCAATTTCGACACAAGCGGTTTGTATATGTTAGAAAACTTAAAGCAATTAAATGAAGATTTAAATGCTTTAATAACAGGAAGTTTAGCAGACACATTTGGACAATTAGGAACTTCTATTGGCGAGGCATTAGCGACTGGTAGCAATGTGCTTGGAGCGATAGGAAATACTTTATTGCAAAGTTTAGGTAAGTTCTTATCTGATATGGGGGGTATGCTTATTCAATACGGTACTTTAGCGGTCGTTAAGGGTCAATTAGATTTAGCTATTGCTACGGGTGGTCCTGCTGCTATTGTTGCTGGTATTGCTGCTATTGGAGTAGGAATAGCTTTAAAAGCAATAGGTGGAGCAATTGGAGCAAAAGCAAAAGGAGGTAGTAGTTCTGGTTCGGTTTCAACAGGTGCAAGCGTTTCGAGTCCCACGTCTTCGACTTCAAGTTCTGGAAGTTCTGGATTTACAGGCGGAACGGTTGTGTTTGAAATAAGCGGTCAATCATTAATAGGTGTACTTTCTAATACTTTAGATAAAAATAAACGATTGGGTGGTGCGATAAGTTTAGGTTAAAAATCATTATATTTGTAAAATGGCAAAAAGAATAATTATATCGTTTACAGATAATCCCGTTTTGGGAACTGCTTTAAATTTGGGTATTTTAGTAAATGATTTAGCTATTGTTTATAATTCAGGTGGGGTTTATATGAGTATTGATTATGATACTACCGATACGATACCTAATAAAATACAATTACAGGATAATTTAAACGACACGATAAACAAAACATTGGCTTTTCTTATCGCTAATTGGACTGCTGACTTTATCTCTTATAAGCGTGTAAATGATACAATAGAGATGCTTATTTTAGCTGATGACATAACTGTATCAATCGGAGTATTAAATGCTAATATAAGTGTAATTGCCGAGCTTATTTCTGATAATGAAAATCTAAATCTTAGATATTTTTTTCAATATACAAATAACGTTAACGATACTTTTTTATGTCAAATATTTAAAAAGTATTATTTAGGTGAATCGTTAGAAATTCATGGCAAAGCTATACTTGAAAAAGGGAGCGTTTCTGACCATTTAGACAGCATCCGAGGGACTGGCTTGTCTTTGGAATTAGAAGCCGATTTAAATGTTGCTTTAGAAGATTTATACACGCAAGACGAGCAAGACTTTACTGTTAAATTTTATAAAAACAACAAAATAATATTTAGAGGATTTCTAAAACCTGATGGTATTTACCAATCATTTGTGCGTGATGCATGGGTATTAAATTTAGATTGTGTTGATGGTTTAGGTGCTTTGTCTAACTTATCATTTGTAAAAGATAACGGAGTGCGGTTTGTTGGAAAAATGAAAGCAAGTGATATAGTGTATTATTGCTTAAAAAGAACTGGTATTTTATTACCTATAAATACTTCGATTAACACGCTTTACGATGGATTGACCCCAAGCGATAATTTAGATATTTTAACTAAAATACAATTAAATGCCGACCGTTTCTTTAAAAACGATAGTCAATCAACAGGAGACGGTACTTTAATGAGTTGCGAGGAAGTTTTAAAGTCTGTTTTAGACATATTTTGCGCATGTATAACGCAAGAAAACGGAGAATGGTATATTTATAAAGCAAACGAAATATATAAAAATCCTTACGTATTATTTAGACGCTATGATATTGATAATGTTTATTTAGGAAATAAAACGATTAATTTAAATAAAGTTTTAGGTTCGCAAATTGACAACTTTTATCCGCATCATTGCTCAGGAAATCAAAGAATTGAAATAAAAGGCGGCGTTTCTGCTTTTAGATTAGGATATAAATATGGATTTGTTAGTGGGTTATTTCCTAATAGCTTATTAATTCATGATAATTCTTTAAATTATGCAGGTTGGGACGTTAATGAAACTAACTTTTCATACTTAATTAATGACCCGTTGGATGATTCAGGTTTTAAAATGACACCAGATACAACTCCATCGAGTCCTATTAAATTATTAGCGACATCTGATTCTATTTTATTAAACAAAAACGACACTTTTAATTTTAAAGTAACGGTAAAGGCTAACGGTAGCACACGTTTTTTCTTTAGAATTAGACACGGTTTGTATTCTATGGACGTGAATGGCGTTTGGGTTTTAGATAGCGTTTCATTTGCTTATGTACAACCTCAAATATTCGGAACAGAACAAGCGAGCGGTGGAGTAATTACCAAAACATACGACATTCCTTCTTTGCCTTTACCTAATGATGGAAGCGTTTTTGTGGAAGTTTATGTAGCTAAATCAGGGACTTTGTTACAAAACCCATTAAATGCTACAATGGCTGAAATTTCAAATTTGGATTTGATTAATACTTTTGCTGGCGATAGCGTTATAGGTGAGTTTCACACGGTTTCACGAACTAAAAAGGTAAGTTCAATCGTAAAAGAAAATAAATCGGTAGCTAACGGTGACAATGCGGGAATTGTTTATTTAGGTGCTATATTTAAAGAGGACGGAATAACTCCGACCCAAACATGGTCAAGAAGCGGAAGCTTTGAAAATTATCCACTTTTAAGAATAGCAGCTGAAGAAGAATTAAGAATAGCACAAAAACCATTAAAAGTATTTAAAGGTTCTGCGTTTGGCTTTATGTCTTATTTTTCATATATAAACATTAATAATATTGAAGGTAAATTTTTTCCTATTGAGTATTCATACGACACAAAAAATAACATAACAGATTTTAAATTGTTAGAGTTATTTTCTGCTGAAATACCTGATATTTTATATAAATTTACCTACGATTATGGTACAGTAGTACGTCCTACTATTGTGGGGTAACTGTAAAATAAACACAAGATGTTTTATTTTTATTTTGTCCGTTTAGGTTTTTAGAAAGTATATTGTAATTAATTAATAAATCTTCAGAAGCTAATTTTAAACTGTCGTAAATTTTATTAGTTTTTGTATCTAATATTTTTCTTGATTTGAAATTTTCTTTTCCTGTTTTATTATAAAAGTTACATAAAATACCCATTTTACCTTGTTTTAAACCTATTTTATGAGCGTGTTTTTGATTTTCTGAATTAGTACACCATTCTAAATTTTCAACTCTATTATCGTCTTTTATGCCGTTAATATGATTTACTTGTGGTTTGTTTAGTTGGTTTAATATAAAAGTAGAAGCTACTAATCTATGTAATTTAACAGTTTTTTTAGTTTTATTTTTTACAAAAGTAGATATAACATATCCGTTTTTGTCAAAACATCCTTTTATTTTTCTTTCTTTTAATAATTTAATATTTTTAAAATTACCAAAATTGCTTACTTTGTACAAGCCTTCGTAACCTTTAACATCTTTCCAAATTTCCATAATACAAAAAGCTAAACTTTCCCCGATTCAGGCGGGTACTTGTTTAGCTTTAAATTAAATTTTAATATCGACTTCCTGAATTTCGATATGTAAATATACAAAAAAATTAATTAATTTCGTATATTTGTTTAAATTAAGTTTTACTAATGGAATTTATAAACGGAGAAGATAGGATTTTATACTTTAAGATAAACAATAGCTGGTTGCCAGTTGGTTGTTTAACTGAAAATTCACTTGAAGAAACGAGCGAGTTTTTAGATACAACTACACGAGATAATGAGGGTTGGAATACCTCAAGACCAATAGGACAATCTTATAACATATCATTTGCAGGTTTGCAGTTAAATTCAACGGTAGCAGGTGGAAATTTTAACGTTGCAAGTTTAGACAGATTGAAGCAATTAAAACGCGATAGGATATTATTAGAATGGAAATTTCAGGGTAGTATTTATCCAATTGTTGATTATGGAAAATGCTATATTAATTCATTATCCGACCCTAATACAGTTGGCGAATTAATATCTTTTAGCGGTTCTGCTATTGGATTTGGTAAGCCTTTGACCGCAAGTTTAGGAACAACAGTTTTAAATAATGGAAATCCTGATGTAATCATAAACAACGGAGACGAGAATGTAATTTTAAGAACAAAAGAAATATGATAAATCCTGATTTAATAACGACGGTAAGAGTTGGGGAATTAGCACCAGAACCGTTTTTGCTTACTGATTTAATCCCGCATGAAGTTGGAACGGATTTGAAAAGCGGTACAGTACAACAACTTTTGGATTTATTACGTCCTTTGGTAGGTAAGTTGCAATATGAAGTCATAGAAATGGATGTGACAACCCAATATATAACAGATAATTTTGATAGTACAGGATTAGGAATTAATTTATGCGAAGGGTTTGCAATTTGCAACGGGAACAACGGGACGAAAAATAGAGACGGCAGAGGTACTATTGGATACGGAACTGTTAATAGTTTTGTAGGCTTTACGGGAGGTTCAAATGCACGCTCTTTGTCTATTCCTATTTCGGGTTATGGAGTTGGAGCAGATACAGGTGGAGGCACGGCAGGGCTTTTAATAGTATCTTCAGGGCAAAATGAAAGTGGCGAGTTTTTAGAGTCGGTTAAAAAAGCAAGTGCTACAACAAGTGCAATTTCTTTCGATGTTCAATCGCCTTATTTAGTAACATTAATGATAATGAAATTATGATAGACCCAACAGTAGTAAGTACAATTAGAGTAGGCGAACTATCGCCAGAACCATTTAGTTTAACGGATAATGTACCACATGAAGTAGGTACTGAATTGAAACGAGGTACTATCGAAGATTTAGCAACGTTTATAAGTGCTTTTATCGGTTCAACTGACGGTGTAGGTTTTAGAGCTATTTCGGTAACTGACGGTCAAACATTACCAACTACAACACAGCAAGAATTTATATTAGTAGGAAAAGGAACTTATTATAACGTAGTAGGTGGCTCTACTATTATATGTACTGAAGAACTTAATGCAATAGTAAGTAATGGCTCTTATTGGTTTATAGGTGTTGAAATTCCTGTAAATGTAGAGTTGGCAGGTATTACGCAATTTATTAGAGATGGCTTTACAAACACTACTCCAAGCGAGGATGTTGTTTATGAAGCGTTAGCATTAAAAGCAAATGTAGCCGATTCTGAAAATATAGCCAACAAACAAAACAACTTAACCCCCGACGGCACAGGAACTAAATACCCAACTGTTGATGCTGTTAACGCTGGGTTGCCTGTAAATTACTCTAAAATAGTTTATGTAAATGCAACTTCACCAATAACAGCTACTATTTTCGACACTGAAAACCCACCTGTTACGAATGACAATTTATTAAAAAATGATGTTGCTAATTTATATATAGGAACGGATGCGAGTACATGGGTTTATAATTCAACAACATACGTAACTAAAACAGTAACAGCGACAAGTTCTAACTTCTATTTAGCCGGCACAACTACTGATGCTGGAAATACTAAGACTGGGCACATTACGCGTTCTGGAGCTATTACACTTACAGGACCATTAAATATTTTAAATTTAAAAATATCTTCTACACCTGTTACTTCTGTAGGTTCACCTGATATTCTAACAAGAAATCCGAGTACTACCGCTTTAGAGAAAAAGTTGGTTAGTGATTTTTTACAGACAACAGGAAATCAAAATTTTACAGGCTCTAAAACAGGAATTTCAACAGATGCAAATCCTACTACTTTAGCTTTAACAAATAGTAACACAACAACCGGATACGCTGTTGCAAGTTTTACTAATTCATCAACATCAAGCATAAGTGGTTCGAGTGCTTTATTATTGAATAATGACAACACTGGGAGTGATGCTTCTGCAATTCAAGTAAGAAATAACTCTACTGGTTTAGGATTTTTTCTAAAAAATCTATCAAGTGGAATAGGTACTTTTTTTGAAAATTGGAGTACTGGAGTCGGATTTCAATATAATTCAAGAACTGGCTCAACTGGAGACTTAATTAGATTTACTAAAAATACAGCTACAACAACAAGTATAAACCATTTGGGCGAGATTAACACAATGAATCCTACCGTTTCAACACAAGTTGCAACGAAAGGATATACTGATGGAAAAATAACCCAAACAATAACCAACGGAGTAACTGACAAGTCACCAAGTGAAGATGCTGTTTATGATGCTATTGATGGGGTTGTTAAGACTATAATTTCAGACACACCCACAAGCACGAATACAGGAGGTGTTAGTGAGGTTTTAATGCATACTTACACTATTGCAGGAGGTAAATTGCCTACTTCATGTATGCCTAATTTAAAGATTAGATTTAGTAAATCAGGAACTGCAGGAACGTGTACTTTGAGGGTTAAGGTTAATAGCGTTAATGATTTTTCTACTTCTACAACAATTGCAACTTATACAGCAGCTAATACGGTTAATGCTTTTGTAGCTGTAAGAAATCCATCTATAACAGCAAGCACATTGGTTGTTACAAATTCGACAGTTTCTTTAATAAATGACGAAACAACTTCTACTTCTGGAGGTTCATCGATAACATATGACCCAAGCGTAACGCAATATTGGTTTATTTCATTACAAAATTCAGATTCTGGAGATACTACAAGAGTTCGTTCGATTAAATTAGTAAATTAATATCATGATATACACAATTTTAAACAAAGAGGGAAAAGAATTATATGCTACTCAATACATAAGCAATTTGCAAGAAAATGAAATAGCAATCGAACAGTTAAGGACTGAAAAAGACGGAGAAATGGATAACCCATACTTCGACTTTGAAACAAAAGAATTTTATAATAAACTTTAAAATAAATTAAATATGAAAAATTACAAAACAACTTTAGCTGGATTGATTGCGTCTTTACCAATTGCAATAGACGCCTTAATCACTTCTTATAATGCAGGTGCTTTTACAGATAAATCAGGCGGTCAGTTATTGGTAGCTATCGGGATTGCATTATTTGCACGATTTGCACAAGACAGTAAGAAAGAAGTTAAATAGAATAATTACGCATAATTGCCCCTATTATGACAAACAAAATATTAGAAGAAAAAGTAGACCGTTTAGAAAGCCATTTTAAAGTTTATAAGTCAGACATGACAGATGTTAAGGAGGTTACACGAGATATTAGAAATCTATTAACTGGCACGGAATTAACAGGCAAAAAAGGAGTAGTTCACTTATTGGAACAACTTGAAAGTAAGGTCGATAAATTGGAAGAAAAACAGATTCTAATAGATGATAACATGGCTAATGTTAAGTTTGTTGCAAAGGGGGTAATTACTGCCGTGATAGGATTTTTTATATGGTTATTTCAAAGTAAATAAATTATGATAACAACACAAAGCGCAATTAAAAAATACGGTTTTCCAAATGAAAATCCAAACTATTTAACGGTTTTAAATTTACCTTATCCTATGCGTTTAGCTTGGGATAAAAACGTTTTTGTAAAAAAAATTACTTGTCATAAATTAGTTAGTGATAAATTAGAATTAATATTTAAAGACATTCTAAATCATTACGGAATTGATAAAGTAAAAGAGTTAGGAATTGATATCTACGGAGGCTGTTTTAATTTCCGTAAAATGCGAGGCGGAAATGATTATTCACGCCATAGTTGGGGCATAGCTGTCGATTTAGACCCTGAAAGAAATCTATTAAAGGAAACATCAAAAACAGCACGTTTCGCAAGACCAGAATATAAACCAATGATTGATATATTTTACAAACATGGTTTTATTTCATTAGGGCGTGAAAAGAATTATGATTGGATGCACTTCGAAATAAAAGAATAATATGAAATACTTAGCCATTATACTATTATTCATTTCATGCTCTACTACACGAGATGTTAAGCTAAATAAAAGCACGTTTGAATTAGGGACTATAACAACTAATAACGATGTTGTATTAAAGCAAGAAACTGTCTTAAACGATATATTCACAATCAAACCATTTGATAATAGTAAATCAATGTTTTTAAACGGTAAAGAATATAAAAATGTTATAATTACAAAGGATAAAAGCAACCATAATATAGTCACAAAAACGATTTATAACAGGCAAACAATTACTAAAACAATTGAGATAACAAAGACTAAGGAAATAAAAAAAACAGACTATACAAGTCTGTTTTTTATATTGTGTTTATTTGTGTTTTTATGGTTTTATTTACCTAAGGTTAGGTAAATAAAATGAAAAATAATTATATTTTGTCTCCATAAAGATTGAATCCTAAATCACTACACACTTTTAAATGATGATTGTATGTTGCTGAATTATCTTTATCTCTAACTAACCAACCATACTCACATAATATTTTATGTAGCCACCATCTTAATGGTTTTTTATGCTCTGAACTTACTTTTGACCAAGACATATTTTTTATTTTTTAATTATTAAATACATTAATCATTGTAAAAAGAAAGATTATTATTAAATACAAATTCTCTTACTTCGAAAAGGCTTTTAAATCCAAAACCTCTATATTTTACAAAAGTGCAACTTCTTGTTTTTAAAATATCTTCTATTGTTACAAATCCTATTTTTTCAAAAAGTTTTTTTGTTCTTATTGATAAATCACAATCTGAAATTAAAGTGCTACCGACAATATTGGTTTTTTTTTTATTTTTCTCCATAATTTCTACTTTATTTTTACATTAATTCAAATCCATCTTTCACAATAGTATAACTGTTGAGATTCAATTCTTTTGCGAGTTCTATACTCTTTTCGAGCGTGTTAATTACTTTTTTCATTTTATTTTATTTAAAAAGGACATTCTTTTTTAACTTTAGGCTTTAAATTTTCATACTCTTTATTTATCTTCTCGCTTATTGCATCACGAATAAATTTACCTACATCGACATTATAAGACTTCATTTTTTGTAATGTTTTTAATTGAATTTCTGAAACACAAATAACCTTTGTTTTAGTGTATTTTTTCATAATTGTAATACATTTATAAGTGTTGGCAAGTAGTTACAAGATATTTTGAGAATCGAAGTACAAATCAAAATCTTGCCTAATACTATCTTTTACTGTATCTGTTGCGGAAAAATAAGAATATGGTTGTTTTATTAATTCAACCTTATTTTTAATGCTTGTCTTTTCATAACCTTCCAACATTTTTTCTTTAACAAAATCAATTAAACCATCAAATGAAAGCAGTATTTTTAAATATCTATTATTATTATTTTCGTCAACATTTCCATCACCTGAAATTCTTGACTTTAATAAACGAATTTGATACTGTGTTTCATTTGCACAACAAGCCAAAATGTAAATATCTTTTTTAGAAAGTTTTTCTTCATTTTCTAAAAAATAATCCATAATATAATGTTGAAAAATAGATATTTCTTTGTCTGAAAAAGGCATCCATTCACGTAAGGGAAAAACATCTTGTAACACGTGTTTGGAGCAATGCGGGGTCTGGTCTTTAATTTTAAGTTCAGGCATATTTTTAAGTTTTGCGATTAATCGAAAAATGGTGCATTTTTAGCCCGCACTGCTCCAAGCACGGAAACGTTATGCCTCATTTCAAGAAGCCTTGCAGAAACAATCCGTTTCAAATTCAAATAAATCACATTGTTGTTGCGAAAGTTCGTGTAAATCTTGCGCTTTGGTAAATGGTCTTTGTGCCATTTCAACTACAAAAATTACTTTAATTTTTCCTGAGATTTCCATGTTTTAAAATTGTTTATTATTATTAATTTTGTTTATATACTCTTTTTTAATTTCTTCCGCTTCTATAATCCTATCCCAAATTAAATCGCAAATAGATTCGTCACGGTTAATAATTATTTCGTGCCAATATTCTACGCCCTCGAAAACAATATAATTGAAGAAATGTGCCTTAATTCTATTAGTAGCCATCATTTGCATTTGCATTTGATACAAGTATTTTTTATCAATTTCGCCCTCAGCAACTAATTTGAAAAAAGTGTTTGGTCTTGGGCATTTAATTTCTAAAACAGCATTGTCGCCTACTAAACCATCAGGACTTGCGCCTGCATTTTCTCCTAATTCAATAAAACCACACTTTGAAACCTCTATAAAATCTAAAGATTTCAATTCCTTAAACTTATTAAAAGCCAAAGGTTCTAACTCAATACCTCTCTCCATGTCATAAGAAACGAAATTTTCTTCTAACGTTCCGAAAAGTTCTTCAATAGCTTTTTCAAATGCGTAAGTTTTTCCAGTTTCTCCGAGTCCTTGTTTGCCTATTAATTTATAAATTTCAGATGCCGTGAACTTGCCTAATCGCTCGTTATACCATTCGTCTATACGTTGTAATTGTTCCATTTTGTTTTAATTTCTTCGGTTAGTATATAATTTTTTTTTATCTGTTCAATAGTTGCATTTGCTTTTTTTGCACTTTCAAACTTATCCTCCGTAAAATTAGGTTTTACTTTTTCTTTTGGTCGTATTGGTTTTATTCTAATTCCGTCAGTTATAGCTCCCATCATTTTAACATTGCGGTCGACATATAACTCTAACTTCATGCCTGCCCAATTTTCTATAACGTGGCATTCTTTACCTATCAATCCGTCTTGTTTTGCAAATCCAGCTAATATCTTATTATTAGTTGAGTTTAACTTTAAAGGTTTAACCGCTTCGATAAAATAACAAAAGATACCGTCTTGTTTAGTTCCTGAAACATCGACACCTATTTCATGTTTGACGTTTTTAATCGTAAATATTAAAGGTAGTCCGTCCGTTTCCATTGCGTCTAAGTCAGCACTTGCAAGGTGTGTTGATTTTCTGTATTTTCTCCAGTCTGTTTTCATAATTTTTATTTATTTTTAGGTTTCCAAAATCCGATTGCGTACTCTTGTTTTTTAATATATTTTTTATCAAAAAAATGTTGATTTACAACTAAATTCAAAGACTTGTAATTCATTACCATAATAAACTCCCCTTTTCCAAATGTTTCAACTTTATAATCTTTGCTCATCATTTAATATTTTATAAATTTCTTCTTCGTAATTATGCAATAACTCTTGAATGTCGATTAGATTATCTTCTAATGTTATTTTATGAACTTCAACATCAGGAAATTCCTCTGGTCCGTGTTGTGTAGCTGGGTAGTATTTACCACTTACTGTATAATAAGCTGTTAAACTTATTCCGTTTAAATCAAATGTGTGTGTGTTTAGTTTCATAATTTTGTATTTTTTAATAATTCAATAAATTCTTGTTCTGTTACTTTATTTTTTTTATAATTAAAAGTTCTCCAAACATTCCATTTATTAAAAATACTACAATACTCAAAATATTTATATTTAATATCAAATCCATATTTAATTGGCAATCCATTATCAATACATAGCTTTCTCATTCTATCACATTGCTCCTGTGATTCAATTACTACGTAAGTGTTGTATATTAGCTACTTTATGAAATGCACGTACCATACGGTCATTATCATTTAAGTAAATGTTATTAATTCTTTTCATCCATTGGTAAAATTTTTCTGTGTTGCTCATGGTTTTAGTTATTAATTATTGTCTATTTTAATTTCTAAAGTTTCTATATCTAAAAAATTATATAATTTTGGATTTTTTTTTGCGTTATCTATATGATTTTGTAATTCTTTTTTAGCTGAATCAATATATAATTCGTTTACATAGTTTTTAAACATCTTACATTTATTTTTGTCTGTTAAATATACTACTACTGTTTTCATAATTTCTTTGTTTTAAATTGTTTGACAAATATACAACTAAATTTTAATAATACAACATTATGATGATATTTATAATAATTCTAAATTAGATTAGTTTGTGAATTATATACTTATATGTTGTATATTTGTTGAAATTAATAATTATAAAAAATAAATGAATTGAAACTTAAATTAAAAAAGTATGAATAAGTTATATGTAATATTGTTCTCAGGCGGGCGTACTTCTGCATTTTTAGCAAAGTATATGAAAGAAAACCCACGTTATAAAAACTGCATTTTTGTTTTTATGAATACTGGTAAAGAGCGTGAAGAAACTTTGAAGTTCATAAATCAATGCGACCACTCATTTGGATTAAATGTTATTTAGCTTGAAGCAGTTGTTAATAATGAAAAAGGAAAAGGTACAACTTACAAAGAGCAGTATTATGCAACCGCTTCAAGAAATGTGGAGCCATTTGAAGCAATGTTAAAAAAATATCCTTTGCCTAACAATATGGCTTCTAACTGCACAATAGAGTTAAAACAAAGACCTATTGATGCTTATTTGCGTGATAACTACAAAGGATATGATATTATCAAAGTAGTAGGAATAAGAGCAGACGAAGCTCATAGAAAAAGTGTAAACGCTGAAATTGAAAAAGTGATTTATCCTTTATGTGATGAAGTAAAAATTGATAGCAGATTTATTCGTAAATGGTGGGAACAGCAAAGTTTTGATTTACAATTAAAAGACTATCAGGGTAATTGTGATTTGTGTTTTAAAAAGTCATTAAAAAAAAGATTGACAATTATAAAAGAAAATCCTGAAAGTGCTAAATGGTGGCTTGAAATGGAACAAAAATATAGTTCCGAAGAAATACCAAGATTTGATTTAAGAACAAATAAAAGCATTGAGGAATTAGTTTTACAACATCGAGGACTAGCGATATCAACAACTTAATAAATTGCCAATCGTTTAAAGACTAGTCCCTTTTTTCGGTTGGCTTTTTGTATTATGACAAGATTAGAAAAATGTGAATTAGCAGTTGAAAAAGGATTTACTTACAATTCAGAAACGGGACAAGTAAAAACTCCTTTAGGAAAAATAGTAATTAATAAAACAGTAAATGGCTATTTAAGATTGTCAATATGGTATGAAAAACATAGATTTTCTCTGCTTTGCCACCAGTTCGCATATTTTATTCTTTACAATGAAATAGTAGATTGTATCGACCATATTAATAGAATTAAGACAGACAACAAGCCTGAAAATCTAAGAAGCGTTACAAAAAGTCAAAACGCAATGAATATGTCTGGAGAAAAAGGGGTTAGTCTATGTAAAAGAACTAATAAATGGCAGTCATATATAATGCTTAATTATAAAAAAAAGTTTTTAGGTAGTTTTGAAACAAAGGATGAGGCTTTGAAATGCTATTTAGAAAATAAAGAAAAATATCATATTATTAATTAAAACAAAAATAGAATTATGCAAATTACAGGGATTATTGAAAAGGTATTACCGTTAGAATTAGGAGTCACAAAATCTGGGGCAGATTGGCAAAAGCAAAACTTTATCGTTACTAATAATGATGGTTATGACGGTAAAAAACAAATATTTTGTTTTGAGATATTTGGAGAGGAAAAAGTGCAAAACTTTAATAAATTTAACAAAGTTGGGGATAGCGTAAAAGTTGATTTTAATATTTCCACAAACGAATGGAAAGATAAATATTTCACATCATTACAAGGCTGGAAAATTAGTAAATCGGAATCAACTTCAGTGTTACCAGAAAAAGAAAATGAATATAAAATACAGGAAGAAGTTGAAGATAACTTACCATTCTAATTTATTCACCCACTTATTAACCCACTTTAAACGGTGGGTTTTTATTTAGAATTAATATAAATTATATCATTATGTTATATCAATTGATATAAAGACTATCTTTGAGAAAATTAAATAAATCATAAATTATGAAAAGAGAAATTAAATTTAGAGTTTACGATTCTATTTCAAAAAAGATGTTTGAATGGTATCAAATAAAAACAATTGCATTAACAGAATTCTCCAGTATAGATAGAGAACATTATAACCTAATGCAATTCACAGGATTAAAAGACAAAAACGGTATTGATATTTATGAGGGAGATATTTTTTCTAAAATATGGAAGGCTGAAGTTTATAAAGATATTACAGGTGCGTATATGATTAAATTCCATACTAATCCAAAAATAAACAAACCCTTAACTCTTTATAAATATTTAAAAAATAGAGAGCGTGCAGGAACAGATGATAGAGACTGCATTGTTATCGGAAACATTTACGAAAACCCAGAACTTTTAAATAAATAGAAATTATGACACCAAAAGAAAAAGCAAAAGATTTATTAGATAAATTTAGCCCAATATTACTTTTTTATTCGACAATGTATAATGTGAATAAATCTAAACAATGCGCTTTAATAGCAGTTGATGAAATTATAAGTGATAACGCATCAATTTACAGTCAAAAATACTGGCAAGAAGTTAAACAAGAAATAGAAAAATTATAACAATGAATCAAAACCAAACAATACTAAAAAAACTGATTAAAATATCAGGACTTACACAAAAAAAATACGCTGAATTTCACAATATATCAGCTCAGAAATTATCTAATTGGGTAACTGGTTATAGAAATATACAGTTTTGCACATTAGAATTATTAGCCTTTGAAGATGGCTACAATATTAAAATTAATTATAAAATAGAAAAATTATGAAATTAAGAGAAAAATTTAAAACAGAATTTAGCATAAATACAAGTGGTGAGTCCGGAAGATTTGCTGATAAGTGCGAAAAAATATCTGATGAGTTTGCTATTGGGTTTGCTGAGTGGATGCTTGGAAATAATAATGAATATTCATTTATTAATTCAAAAGACCCTTTAGAAATTATCAAACAGTTATTACAAATCTACAAAAAAGAAAAAGACTTATGAAACCATGCTCAATAGTTGAATCGGTTAGAAAGCAATTATTAGACCGTTCTAACGTAGGATTATTAAAATACGGTGTAACATTAGATAGAGATGATTTAAGTTTATTAGATTGGTTAGAACACGCTAAACAGGAACAAATGGACAGTGTTTTATACTTAGAAAAAATAATACAATAACTTAGAAAAAATGGAAACTAATTTTACAAAAGTAATACAATCCTATAATATAACTATAAACTGCTACAAAAAAGGAAGTTTAAAATATAAAGAATATTGCAAGCTTAAATTTGAATTTATTAAAAATTATGGAAATTATGAAAAATAAAGAAACATTAGAAGAAGCTTCAGTAAATTTTGCACACAATTATTTTGAAATGCACGAAAGTAATAATTATCAAGCATTGAAATTAGGTTTTAAAGAGGGCGCAAAATAGCAAGCTGAAAGAAGTTATAGCGAGGAAGAAGTGTTAGAAATATTAAATAAACTTGGATGGAGTGTTTATGTATGTTATTCTGGTAATACCCCAATATCTGAATGGATGTTAAGTGCTTTTCAACAATTTAAAAAACCAAACACTTGGTACAACGAGGAACAAACTAACAAAAGAATGAATGTTATCGGTCAGAACGGAAACGATGGAACTCACTATGAAACTAAATAAATTATGAAAAAATACGATTATTTAAACCCCGAAATTATCGAAAAAATCAAGGAAAATAAAAATAATACTCAAATAGCAAATGAATTATTGCCTGATGGAAATTATAAAGATTTAGATTGTTTACGTAAACAGGTAGCTTTTGTTAAAAAAAATAGCGATTCTTTAATATTAGATACTCCTATTTTTAATAATAAAAAAACAAATAAAAGTCAAGCCTTAGAAGTATACCAAAATGGAAACATTGATAATATTTTAATAATTGGGGATTTACACGCACCGTTTACAAAATATGGTTATTTGAAATTTTGTAGAGAACAACAAGAGATACACGATTGCGGTACTGTTATTTTTATAGGCGATGTAATAGATAATCATTATTCAAGTTATCACGAAAGCGACCCTGACGGATACGGAGCTGGTGAGGAATTAGACAGGGCGATTGATATGATTTCAGACTGGTATCATACGTTCCCAAAAGCGACTGTTATAATAGGAAATCATGATAGATTAGTTTACAGAAAGGCTTATAGTTCTGGAGTTTCTAAGAAGTGGATACGTGAATATAAAGAAGTTTTAAACACTTCAGGATGGGATTTTGTAGAAAATATAGAAATACACGGAATTAATTTCAATCATGGTGAGGGTGGTACTGCAAGAAATAGAATTAAAAGCGAATTACAAAGTCAAGTACAAGGACATTTACATACACAATTGTATAATGATTTTTTAGTAGGGGCAAATTTTATAGTATTTGGTATGCAAGTAGGTTGCGGTATTGACATTAAAAGTTATGCTATGGCTTATGGAAAACACTATAAAAAGCCTGCTATCGGTTGCGGTGTAGTTTTAAATAAAGGAACTTTGCCTATTGCAATACCTATGAAAATGTAACAAACAAAAAACTATTAACAATTATATATTTTAAATCATGACAAAAGAACAACAACAAAAACACTTTGATAAAGTTACAGAAAAAATGCGCAACATATTATTATCAAAAGGTAATGACTACGCAAATTCAGACCGTTTAAGCAACTTTAAACTTGCTGGAAATATAACGGGTTTAAATGCCGAATTAAATTGTTTATCATTAATTGCTACAAAAGTAGCTCGTTTAGGAGTTTTATTAAATTCTGAAGATAAACCAAATAATGAAAGTATAGAGGATAGTATTTTAGATTTAGCAAACTATTCTTTGCTTTTAAGTATGTTATTAGCAGAAAAAAAATGCTGTGGTAATTGGGATGAGTTTGGTAATTGTAATTGTAAATAATATGAAGTTATTTACAACTGGATTTATACAAGTATTTTTTGTAGCAATTAATACTTATTTTTTAAGCAAAGAATTTTATATAGGAGTGTTTATTTGTGGCACAATAATTTCGTTAATTTGGAGTTGGAATGTAAAAAAAGTAGCTTTTGGAACTTTAAAAGACAGAATTTTTTATGCTATTGGAGCTGGTTTTGGAAGTTTATTTGGATTAATAGTTTCAATATTATTTTTTAAAATGTAACAAATAATAAACAAAAACGTTACAAAATGTCAAGTTTTTAGAAATATAAACTTGACATTTAAAAATAATAAATACAAATAAATATGAAAAAACAAAGTAACCTAACCAGAATTAAACGAATTTTAGAATTTTACCGAAAAACGTGGTTGTAATTCCGAAAGAGCAAATGAAGTTTATCGAAAAATTATAAAACAAAGATTATGTTAACAATAATTAAAGCCTGCTGTTTATTTTTTTTTATAAATATTTTAAAAATAATTATAAATTTACTTGTTCATATAAATATTAGTCGTGTCTTTACATCAGATTTAAAACAAATAACAATTAAAAAATAGAAATTATGACAACATTTTACAGCCCAACATCAATGAATAATAAATATGAAATTAAATCTTACAATGAAATTATCGAAGCAGGTAAAAATCTAGGAGGTAATAACGTTGTAGAATACAAAGGAACTCCTTACTTTAATATGCCTTTTCATTACTGGGTTGATAAAAAAACGCTAGATATTATCATTGAAAAATATAACGCTTTAAAAACATATATGTAATATGAATATTTCAGAAAAAACATTAAAATTATTAGAAACCGCAAAGCAAAAAGAACCATTGCTTTGCGGTTATCAATCAAGCCAAATAGAACGTGATTACTTAAATTTAATAAACGGTAAAAATGTAGAGGTTGGATATAGAGCAGGGTGTGGCAAAAAAGATAAAACTCACAAGATATTTGAAGAATGGTTAAAAGTGATAAAATCACTTAAAAAAGATGGATTTATCATAAATGAGGAAAATGTTTTGCATCCTAATAAATCGCCTACTATGGCGCAAGGATATTGGAATAGTATTATTTATTCAATAAATCATTAATTATGCAAAGACAGTCAATAATAATCCTTATTGAAAAGGATAAGGAACCAATTGCAAGGGGTAATTTTAAAAAGCTATGTGAGGAATTCGAATTACCTTATCATAGCTTAAAGATGCTCAGATTTCCAATTACCTACAAAGATTTAGTTATTTATAAAGCCGAGTTTAAATAGCAGGTAACGTATTGTGGCTTTGTCTTGTTGCCGAAAATAAGACCTAATCTTTAAATTAAATACAAATGAATACAAGTACAAAACAAACTGAAAATTTAGCCGAATGTGGCAATAAGTCAAAACCACTGTTAGCGGTTGTTCTTAATCAGGAAGTTGATTTGGAAGTTTATGGAGAGGTTTGTTGCGATATGTGCAACGAAATAATACACAACCATATAGATTGTCCTGTATGTAAAAAAGAATATGCAGGAACAGAACAATATTGTGATTTATATGACGAAAAAACAGTAGAATGTGAAAACTGCGGGAGTATTTTTGAGAAAACTTCTGATAGTTGGTATTATGACTGTAAAGCTTTGGTTATAAAGATTGGAGAGAATAACCGCTAACGTTAAAGCATAACAGTAGTTTAGGGTTAGTAAATCCCGAATTATCGAAGTTAAAAACCAAAATTACAAGTACAAGATAAATTATAAATCAAGCCTGATGCCTAAATTACTGTTATGCAGTGTTAGGAAATCGGCTTTTTAAAGACAACATTATGAAATTAGAAATTAAACATTTATTGCCGTATTTACCTTATGAATTGAGGATAGAAAGAATATCGTATAAACGAGAAAGATTTAAAATTCTTTCAGGATATGATTTTTGTCCTGATGGAGAAATTGAAAACATTAAACCAATTCTAAAACCTATATCTTATTTGACAAAAGACGAAAACTTTGATTTGTATATGGATTTATGTGAAGAAATTGGAGTTGTTAGATGCGAGCATTTACTTCTTGCTTTACAAGATAATTTGAAATATGCTTTCAATTTACAGCAGTTAAACGCTCTTGAAGAATTTATGAATAAAAACCATTTTGATTGGAAATTCAATCTTATTGAAAATGGATTAGCAACTTCTATTTATGATGTTGAGCAAGCTGTTTCCTAACGTTGATTATTGTACTTGTAGCGACCTAACACAAGACAATGCAACGGTTCAAGCCTAATAAAAACAAATATTACAAATCAATAAATTAAACCAAAATCTAGCTATAAGTACAATATATTGTTGTAGGTAGGTTTTTTAATTACACGAATTATGTCAAAAGAATTTGAAAACAAAAGATATACTACAATTGTAGAAATGAGAGAAGTGGTTAATTGTGTAACAGGAGAAAAAACACAATACCCCAACAAGTATTTTGTTTACGACAACATAAAAAAATGCAATGTTACGATTGAAGGATTTAAACCTACCTCATACCAAGAAATATACAACAAAGCTGTAGAAATGAATAATTTAATACCTGCGTAACTTTGGCCACAAAGTTGAGCAAACTTACCTACAACGGTTCGCTTGTATGGTTAGTGCGGAAAAGTAAGCCAAATCACTCCATACAAAAACTATAATTCAAGTACAAAATCAACATTAAATTAAACCAAATACCGCATTAACTATACAAGCTGTTAGCAGGCGTTGTGGGTTATTAACCAATAAATAAAATTGTATGATACAACCAATTCAATTAGAAATACTTCTAACTAGAAAATTTAGTCATCTTAAAATTAATGATGATTTAGGTTTTACAGAAGAATACAGAATGTCTATAAAATCAATTATTGATTTATTAATAGATATAGAAAATAAGGATTTTGAATGCGATAAATGCAAAGGAGTAAGTTCTGATTCTATCCAATGCGAAAACCCATCTTGTCCAAATATGCCTTGTTGTAATTTACCAAGACAGAAGTGTGATTGCGTGTGGGGCGAGAAAATTTCTAATGAAAAACTAAAGTAGCAATGCCTGCTAACGTTTTGCGTGTTGCTTTTCGGGCGTGAATAATAACCGATGCCAACAAAAATTCTAATTATGGCGAATTCGCCCCAATTAAAAAAACAAAAACTAATGTAAGCCTGAAAACAACACGCTGTTATCAGGAGTACGGCTAATTAAAAACTGAATATGTTATGGAAAATTATTGCGGAACTTTAAGAATATCTAATCCTGTAACATTACAAAGATGGATAGATAGCGGAAAATATAAGGAATTAATAAACGATGGATTTATATTTAATGTAGGTTGTGGTAGATTTAAAACAGAAAAATGTACTTGCTCCCAATGCAGAACTAGAGCAAGACCTGAATTAAAAAAAGTTCTTGAGGAATCGTTAACGTAGTATTCCTGATAACGTCTTGTGGCTTTGTCTTGTTGCTGAAGATACAAGACTAACTTTAAATTTAAACTAATATGTCAAATACAAAATCAACTGAAAATACAGCCGAAAACGGCAATAAGTCAAAACCACTGTTATGTGATGTTTCTTTTGACCAAAAAATAAGTTTAAAATGGACTAAATGCAAAACGCAAATTAGAATAAAAATAAATGATTTTGATTTTGCTGTTTTTAAGAAACATTATAACGAATCATTCTGGAGAGACCTCTATTTGCCAAACAATAAACAGCCACAAGGCTTATGTTTTGTAAAACATATTGGATATGAAACAATTGATTTTTTTTTAAGTTCTTTTGATAATGATTATGATGGTATTATTGAAAATATTGTTTTTAAAGGCAAGTCTAATAATATCACATAACGTTTCGCAACTACACGATGTTTAGGATTGGTTTTCCTGATGCTTCGATTAAAGAAAAAATAACCAAACACAAAACAATTATTAACTACAGCGGATTACCTAAATATTGTGTAATTGCTGTTATAACTCGTTTTTATTATGGAAAGATTTAGTAAAACACTAAACAGGAATGTATCTAATGAAGAAATATTTGAAGTTGAAAATTATATAATTACAAGATACTATACAGATTTAAGTCCTAGAGATACTGCTATAAAACACACTTTAACAATAAGGTTTAAATTTGATTTCTCAGACTTTGACGCTATTGGTAAAATCATATATATGGAGGAAGTAGCGCAATCGCATTGGAATAGTAAAGCAAAAGGAGTTATGAGTGAAGATAATTATTTCTTTAAAGAAGTTCCTTCTAGCATATTGTCTCTAGTAAATGAGTTATAACGTTTGTGGCTTGGCGATGTTGCCGAACCGTGAACGTGAATTGAAAATATAAATATGATTTAATTACGGATTTTCCGCTGAAAAACTAAACGGCAATAGTGCCAAACAACTGTTATAAGCAGGTTTTATGAAAACATTTAACAAAAAAGAATTAGCTTGGGTTGATAGACTTCAAAAAACACTTGATGCAATTCCTAAAACATTACAAGTATTTGATAATGAAAGCGGAATTTCAGTATTTAAAGGAGAACTACCAATTACAGAAGCTCTTTCAGTTGATAGTAGTGTTGAACACGAATCAGTTTCAACTCCAAGAGGTCAATGGGAGTGTGGGGCGTGGTAAACTTGCTTATAACGTATCGCGTGTTGCTTTTCGGGCGTGAATAAACACCGATAACAACAAAAATATACCAGTTGCCGAGAAATCCTCGACAACTCAAAAATTAACTAATCTAAGCCTGAAAACAACACGCTGTTAGTAGCTGGACGGCTGATTAAAAGAATATTAATTATAAAAACTAAATAAAATGAGTCATCAAGAAAACCAAATTAGCGACCAAATAGATGGTGGATTACTAAAACAAAAACAACAATTTGTAGAGCAATTTGTTGAAAAATGGATGCAAGGACACGAAGAAGATACTTTCGTTAAAAATAAGTATGGAAACTACATATACAGTGCTGGTGCATCGTCTTTAAATTTAAAGATATTTTTTGAAATGCTATTGCTGGATTTTGCTGAGGAAACGGATTTGTAGTCTTGCTACTAACGTCCTGTCGCTTGGCGATGTGGCAATAAACAAGCCTAAAACTTCAAGCGTTCACAAATAAAAACAGATGCAAAACCGATTATAAATTAAACCTAATCTTGCCATAACGCCAAACGACTGTTATGTGAGGTTGTGGGTTTTTAAACGAAAATGTGATGATAAAAGCAATTATAAAAGCAGAAACAGACTGCGATTTTAAATTAGGGTTTCCAAAATTTATTAAAGGTTTGAGAAAAATAAAATACGATGAAGATTATTTTATTGAACTACACTTAAAAGAAGAAACAGCAAAAACAGATATTATAGAATTTTTACGTGAAGTTGATATAGACTCTTCAAAAGATTGGCATAAAGAACAACTTAAATCAGGAATAGATGATTATGAACACCAACTGAAACGGGGGCTGTGTGGTTCTTTAGATTTTTTTGGTGGGAATTGGTTATTTCAAATTGAAATGTATCGTGTGACAGAGGAATATCTTTAGAAACGGAATCGTAACAATCTCACATAACGTTTCGCGTGTTGCTTTTCGGGCGTGAATTATCACCGATAACAACAAGAATAAACCAGTTATCGATAAATCCTCGATAACTCAAATAATCACTAATGTAAGCCTGAAAACAACACGCTGTTATCAGGAGTAAGGAAATTTAAAACTAAATATGTTATGGAAAAATTTAAAGGATCACAAGGAATATTAAGTTACGAGAGAGATGGAAATTCTGGATTTGTTGTTGAATCTACAAAAGTAGATGAAATAGCTACATTCTGGATAGATAAAGAAATTGACGATAGTGAAGCAGAATATAATGCTAAATTATTCATAGCATCTAAAGACTTATTAGAAGCGCTTCAAGAACTTATTCAAGTTAAGGAATGGAAAGAGAAATATGGCAAAGATGAACAATATTTAAAAGCACAACCTACGGCGTGGAGTAATGCCCAAAAAGCCATCGAGAAAGCACTAACGTAGTATTCCTGATAACGTTTCGCAGCCTTGCTTAGTGGCAATTTCAAGAATAAAAACAACAAATACAAACTAATATTAAATTAAGAAACTATGAGCCAAGGAAACACAAATGAGCCATTGAGCAAGACTGCTGTTATAAGCTGGGTATTTGCTAATGACAAATTACCAACAGTTGAACAAAATGGAAAAAAAGTTTTGCTTTATAGAATAATGAATGATAGCCAAGAAAGTCAATCTGTTTCTATTCACGAAACATCAATGGTAAAATATTGTAATAAGGAAGAAACGTGGTGGATGGAAATTCCTCCGTTACCTTGCTTATAACGTATCGTTGCTATAATTTTGGCGTGGCACAGATGCAGAATATCATTCGGTTAGCCAAATAAAACCAAGAATAAACGAGTAAAAAATAAATCACTAATCCCAACGCTAAAATATAGCAACTGTTATCTTCTAGTTGCGGTTAAATAAATTAACATTATGAGAAAATTAGATTTAAAATTAAATTACAACAGCGGTTTGTTTAATAATAAAAATGAACAGGTTTTAGCAAAATCAATTAATATTTTAGTTGATAAAATAAATGAATTAGTATCAGAAGTTGAGAATTTGAAAGATAAAATTGATTTAAAAACGGAATCATCGCAAACTAACAATATTTAAAATAAATAATAATGGAGAATCCAAAAATATTTAAGTGCAAAATTACATTAGATAAAAATAAATACGAAAGAGATAAAATAAAGACATTGTATAATTGGATAAAAATTGATTATATAAACTTACAAGAATATATTTTTCTTACGGAGTGGTTATTTAGGGATTGTAATTTTGAAAACGAATTTTAGCAATTGAAGATAACGTTAATTATTGTACTTGTAGCGTTCAGATAATCACGGTGTTCACGTAAACGTGAAATAACAACAAAAGTGAACAAATAATTAAATCAAGCCTAATATAGCTATAAGTACAATATATTGTTACAGGACGGTACTAATTTTTAAAGCAAATAAAATTATGAAATTAATAGGGAAATGCAAGGAAGATTTTGAAAAATGGTTTTGTAATAATTACCCATATAAGGAATTTTTATTTTATAGTGATAATTTAAAATGTATGTATATTATTGAGTTTTTAGATTTACATGGGGTTTATTTATGTATAACCATTTTATTTCCAATAAGTAAATACGGATTCTTTTATTCTGTAGATTTAAAATATTCTTATGATATTTTTAACACACGATCCGAAGCAACAAAGGAGGCTATAATAGAAGCAAATAAAATTTATAATGATAAACAGATATTATGAAATTAAAACTAAACATAGGATTAGAACATCCACTAAAAGAAATTGAAAATAAAGGTGTTTTTAGTATTGACGTTTTAATACTTTATAAAGGAGAATTGCACATAGGATATTATGATTTTAAAAATTACCTATGGCTAGATGAAAGTACTGGAGAAAGATTTAATCCTGAATATGAAAATGATTTGCAATGGACATATATACCGGTTAAAAAAAGATAAAAACTATAAATTATGAGAGAAATAAAATTTAGAGCAATGTGTCAAGCCACAAATATATTTGTTTATGGACTTCCTATCACAGAAACAACAATTAGTAATTCAATTTCACATATAGCTCAATTTTCAGGTGATAAAAGAAAATTTGGAAGACAAAATATAATGATAAAACCTGAATCTATAGCCCAGTTCACAGGGTTACAGGACAAAAACGGAGTTGATATTTATGAGAGTGATATTATTAAAAGAAGTTTGTCAGGAGGAACTCCCACAACAACAGATGAAGTGTATTATTATCAAGGCAGTTTTATGATTGGATCAAAATCTTTCAAGAAGCCAATATCAAACTATTGTACTATAGAAGTAATAGGAAACATCCATGAAAATCCAGAATTATTATCCGTTCCTACCGCTGTCCTGTAACGTCCTGCCGCTTGGCGATGTGGCAAAAAAGCACACCGAATTATTAAGATTATTACAAGTGCGTAAGGCACAAAACAAATTATAAATTAAGCCTGATATTGCCATATTGCCAAACGGCTGTTATGCAATCGGTTTTTTAAATTACTAATTATGAAAGTAGGATTATACGATTTATCCCAAACAAATGATGGTGAAGGAATTTATATAAACTCAATTTTAATCGATGACAAAAGAAGTGCCGATAATTATTGGCGAGGTTGGGATTATTGGGTAAAACTTTTATCCGATGGTAAAGTTTATGATTTCTGGAAAAGAAGTGAATTAATTATAGAAGAAAGAAAACGTGAGAAGTAAGATAGTTCAGAAAATGCTTGACGATATGGAAAAAGACCATTGGTGGATAAAACTCAAAAGATGGTCTCGTTTAAAACTTTGGATTTTACGCTGTTTTCTTTTTAACCGCAATAGTTCTTGAAACTGTTGCATAACGTCCTGCGGCTATACGAGGTTGTTGCCGAATTAAAAACCGACCTCACAAACACAAACCAATACTTAAAATTATGACTGATATTTCAAAGAATGCCGAATTGCAACAATCTTGTATAACCGCTGTTAGTGGCAGTAGATTGACTGGAAAAACAAACGTGATGATTTTATCAATGATTCCCGAATTACAAAAAGGTGGTAAAGTTGGAGTTGCGGGTTGTACCGACCCGAAAGATATTACTGAACGACTAAAAGCAAAAGGTATCGAAGTAAAAAGCGAACCAATGATTAGAAAAGGACAAGCACAAGCAATATATGACGATGAAGGAATTATTGGTTTTAAAAATAGTGATGATGTGCAGACAGGATTTCTGTTCTATTGCCACTAACGTATCGTGGCTTGAAGATGTTAGGGATTTATACGCCTAAATAATGATAGTAAGCCTAAATAAAAGCAAGTGCAAGCCAATAAATAAATAAGCCAAAATACCCTAATATCTTTCAAACCACTGTTATAAGTAGTACGGATAATTAAACAAAAACGAAATTATGGAAACAATAAATTTTAATGAGTTTTGCAGAAGCAAAGAATGTCCTGAGTTTATAGAGTGGGATTGTGGCGAAGGAATTTGCACAAGTTGTAAAAAAATAGGGCAATCATATTTTATAAATGAATATCCTAAAGATTGCAATTTTATAAGCGAAATAGTTGATTATGAAAATGAGTCATAGTATTACTTATAACGGCCGGTGCTTGGTGCAGTTGCCGAAACGAAAAAGTTGAACTGAAAAACTAAACGAATTATGAAAGATAAAATTTCAATCGAAGATGATACGGCAATTGCTCCAAGCACTTGTTATGCCTCGCTTACTCACGGATCGTTGTTTTCTGGAATTGGCGGTTTTGATTTAGCATCCGAGTGGATGGGATGGGAAAATGTATTTCATTGCGAATGGAATGATTTTGGAAAACGAATTTTAAAATATTATTGGCCAAATGCTATAAGTTATGATGACATCACAAAAACAGATTTCACTATTCACAGAGGAAAAATTGACATTCTTACCGGAGGATTTCCTTGCCAACCATATTCATCAGCAGGGAAAAGAAAAGGAAAGGAGGATGAACGCCATTTGTGGCCGGAAATGCTTAGAGCAATTCGAGAGATTCAACCGACCTGGATTGTGGGCGAAAACGTTCGTGGCCTTACTGATTGGAATGGAGGACTGGTATTCGATGAAGTGCAAGCTAACTTGGAAAATGAAGGCTACGAAGTCACACCGTTTTTACTTCCAGCTTGTGCCGTCAACGCCCCGCACAGACGTGATAGAATATGGTTTGTGGCCTACTCCAACAAGCGTGCAAAGAGATCATCCGGAAAGAGTGGAGAAATTGAAAGCAACTGGAGCAAAAACAATGATGAGCCGAAAAGCAGGAGAAAACAGACCGAACAGCATTCTGGATATGGCAATGTTTGTAAATCTAATTCCAACACCAACAACCAGGGATTACAAAGGAGCGAGAACATCGGAAGCATTGGAAAAAGCAAAGAGAACAGAAACGAATTCTTTGCCGGATTACTTCCATCAAACTGGGAAAAGTTCCCAACTAAATCCCCAATTTGTAATGGAAATGATGGGTTTCCCACCGAACTGGACGGAATTACCATTTCTAAATGGAGAACCGAAAGCATTAAAGGGGGAGGAAACGCAATAGTTCCCCAAGTAGCGTTACAGATATTCAAGGCTGTCGCTATGCACAATGCTTCTTTAAGTGAGGCATAACTACTATATGTAAATAAAATGTATCAACACTAATAAAAATAACACTTGCCAAATGGAAATTCCTAAGTACCTTACTTTATATAGGAAAGAATTAGAATTAAAAATCTATTCCGAAAACACGATGAAAAATTACATTTCACAAGTAGATTTGTTTTTGCGTGGACATAATCATTTATTTACAGAGCCTTCAAAAATTAACGAAGCAGCTATTAAAACGTGGCTGCTTCAATTTAAGACAAGAAATTCAATGTGTCATAGTATTTCAGCTTTAAAGTTGTTTTATAAAATGGTAATCAAACAACCAATGAAATTCCGTTACATTGAATACCCCAGATCAGAAAAGAAGTTGCCAAAAATCATTGAAAAAGAATTTCTATTATCTCAACTTGAAAAAATATCCAATACCAAACACAAGGCATTGCTCACAATGACTTATTCTACAGGCATGAGGGTTTCTGAGGTTATTAATCTTTTAATATCGGATATAGACAGTAAACGTATGGTTATTTTTATTCGGAATTCAAAAGGAAATAAAGATAGGATTGTTCCGTTGAGTCAGAAAGTTTTAGATTTATTACGTATTTATTTTACTGAATACCATCCAAAAGAATATTTATTTAACGGTCAGTTTGATTTACAGTATTCATCTACGAGTTGCAATCAATTAGTCAAAAAATACATTGGCAAAGAATATCACATGCACTTGCTTCGACATTCGAATGCTACGGCGTTATTAGAAGCCGGAACTGATCTTAGATATATTCAGAAACATTTAGGACATTCCAACGTTAAAACTACGGAGATTTATTGCCACGTTTCAACGGCTATGCTTTCCAAATTAAATTTACCCGTTTAAAAGTCCGGAGATTTATCTATAACTTCTTTACGATTTATTTCGTCTTGGTTCGTTAAATATATCAATGTAGTTTCTTTTTCTGAGTGGCCGAAAACTCCTTTTATCGCATCTAAACTTATTCCTGCTGCCGATTTTTTGTTCCCGCCGTATTTCTTAATAGAATACATTGTGTGATCTATTTTCAGTTTTATCTTTACAATTGTTTCCCATCTTCTTGTAGCTGTATCTCGGCTTAAATGAGTTGGACCCGGAATGAAATCTTCGTATTTGCCTATATTTCCTTTACCAGGTTCTCTGAAACTGCCAAACAAGAAATAGTCTTTTGGCAAGTTCCGGAAGTTCATTCTTTCTAAATCCTCTTTTAAGAATTTATTTATGGGAAGCGTTCTGTACTTTTTACGACTTTTGGTGTTTTTAGGGATTAGTGTAATCAAATCATTATCCATATCAATCATAGAAAGTCTAATTAATAATATTTCTTCAGGCCTAATTCCTAGATGATAAATTAATGAAATGTAATTATAAAAATTTGGATGGTTTTTAGTTAGTTCATTTTTAATTACTTCCATTTGTTTATCAGACGGCGGTTGGTTCGCTATGCTATCCTCTACAGGCATGGTTTTAATATTCAATGCTGGATTATCCTCAATAACTTCCCATTGTATTAATTCGCTTAAAATAGCTTTTAAATGATTTAGCCTTTTATTATAAGACTTATTGCTTGCGTTGTTTGTAGTTTTTACTTTTTCAAGTATCAATTTCAAGTGCATTCTTTTTGTTTCGGATATTTTTAAAAACTCTAAACTGAGTTCTTTTACGGAGCCTTCAATGAAGTTTATAGAAGTGTTATATTCTGAGTAGGTTTTCTTAGATATACTTTCTTTTTTCTTCTCAATAGAAAATTTTAAAGCCTCAATAATAAACATATCGTTTTGAAGTTGTACTCCTTGAGGGAGGTTTGGATTAAATCCATTTTTAAGATCAATCAACAAAGCTTTACACACATCATTGTATTCAGATTCTCTAACTTTAAGATCTTCTATTTTATTTAATCCATAGGTGTCTCTAAATTGAATTCCTTCATAACGATAATGAACATACCAATACTTAGAACTTTTATTTAATTTCGGGATTGTAAATTTACTTTTCATTTTGTGTAAAAATTGTGTAAAAAACAGTCATAAAAAAACGGGAAGCCTTTATTTGTAGGGCTTCCCGAATTCAAGCGGAGAAAGAGGGAAACGCCGACGTCCTGTTTTTATAATTTTAATCCTTATTTTACAAGGCTTCTGTGTTATACAGGTTAGTGTTTATTTTAGGTTTTTGTGTAAAAATTGTGTAAAAAATATATCTTAATTTAGGCTAACGGAATATCTTTAACTCCAATCTAGTTATCTTCTCTCTTAATAATTCATTCTCGGTCATATACATCTCAGAAGTCTTAGTTTTCTCTACAATCAAATCTTTTAATGTTCTTATGTGGTCTTTAAGCACCTCTATATCTTCAAGTAAAATTTTGTTGTTTTCCAATAAAACAGCCTCTTTTTTATCGTTATTAGTTTTACCAGAAATCCCTATCCCGTTTGAAAGCATTAACTCTAAAAGGCTTGCTTTTGTTTTAGGAATCATCTTTCCCTGCTCGTAATTTATTACGGTTCTTTTATCTACTCCAATTAATTTACCAAACTCTTCCTGCGTGAGTTTTAAATTTTTTCTGATATTTATTACATCTAATGAATTCATATTCAGTTATTTATAGATTAATAATGATTTATTTAGTGAAATAAATTACTTTTTATTTGCATAATGAAATATTACACATTACTTTTGGTGAAATATTTCACATTTAAAGAAATATACTAATCAAATTTAACTATAAAATATGACATTCACACAAGAATTTGAAGAAAAAATTAAAAAAGATGAAATTAAGATGAAATTAGCCCTAAAACTAGGGGTGTCTTATTCATCAATGCTCCGTAGGCTTAACATTTCTAAGCACGATGAAATAACAAAACCTAAATATTTAAAGGTTTTAAGTGAGGTAACTGGGCTTTTAGAAAGTGAAATATTTACCAAAAATGAGTAAAATTTCACATTTAGAAAAAATCAGGAAAGGAAATAGTGTAAAAACTCCTAAAATAGAAAGTGAATATTTGACATCCGACAAAGAATATGTAATCGAGAAAGTTTTTATCGATGGAGCATTTTTAATCACAGATGATACTGGACAAAAATTATTCTGTAAACTTTTAGAATGTGGTCACTTAGACGGAAAAAATTGGAATCTTATTAATTAGATCATGGAATACACAATTAATCTTAACGAACAACAAGTTGAACTTCTTAAATCGATTTTCGTACAAATTGAACCTAAAACTTTAATTGTTCCTCCAGCTACTAAAGTTAAGAAACTTAATAAAACTGATAAAGCTATGCAGACTATCAGAGAATACCGAGCGAATAAAGAAGCTAAAAAAAGAAGATAACCTTTTAATCAGCCATTATGAATTTATCAACTCCCACTACGAATAAAGCAGAAATATTATATACACTGATTGAGAAAGGAAGTGTTTCTATTAAAGACTTTCCATACCTATCCGGATTCAGAACCCGTATCAGTGAATTAGTCAACGATGACGGTATTCAAATGCTGCATATCAGTTCTACAGGTGTAAATAAGTTTGGAAACTCCTATACATTCAAAGAGCATGTGCTTCCATTTGAATTGAGAGATTCGGCCATTATCAAGTACGACTACATTAATACAAAATCTTAATTATGGAAAAATTACAATACGGAGATGTATTCTCCGCAGACTTTTCAGAAAACACAATCACTTTTGAAATGAAGGAATCTTTTACTATTTGCGGAGGAGAATT